CTATTAATTTTGAAGCATCTGCTGCTTGTACTGACGTGGTATTTGTAAATATCTTACCAAGTGTGGCATCCACTAAAATACTTCTTGCTCTTCTTGTTGACATACGTTATACCTCTAGCACTGTTAATGCGCATTTCCACAGCAGCGTTTTACCTGTATTACCCGTAACATACATATTAACACTATTATTGGTATCATCTGCACGAAAATCAACAGCAAAATTTGCGTCAGTTCGTGCAACTACTGCTTCATAAATAAGACCAACATCGGTAACAGTACCAGATACGTTAGTTGCTACACCTTTTATATAAAACGCGGCGTGGTCGCCGGTAGTGTCTGTTCTACGACATACTACATCTGCTGTATAATAAATAGTTTTGTTAAGTGGTACAGCTATGCGACTATTGCTTACTCCATCTATAAATACTTCAGTTTCAGTTGAATTATTAGTAGTTCCACTTAAAGTATGTTCTGCAGAATAAATACTAGAAGCCGACGTAGTGGTGCTGCTTCCAGTAGATATTGAAACGTCAGCTTCTAGTTCTACCCATTGCGAACTATTACCATCATTTAAATAAGTATATTTTATACCTGTTGCAGAATCAACCCAACCGTCTCCAACATTAGGCGAAGTAGGGGGTGTGGCAGACACAGTTAAGTTACCATCGCCACCGCCACCTAGTTCAGCAATAGTATTGCTGGCAGTTTTGTAGAATATTTTTCCATCGGCATAGTTAAGTGCTAACTCGCCAAAGTCTAAGTCACTTGTAGCCGGTACTTTTCCTGGTACAGAAGACTTCTTTAAGATTATCTTACTCATTGGTTGATCCTAAAAAGGTATATTGAGTAGTATAGACTACTTTAGTATATTAATATGTTCCGCCGTCTACAGATGCAATACTAACTGCACCTGAAGTTACTGTAAAATCTGTGCTATCAAAACTTGCTAGGCCCAACACGCTTGAAGTAGCTGTTGGAATTGCTGTACTTCCAGCTGCTGTTATTAAGCCTTTGGCGTTAACAGTAAAGTTTGGTACACTAGTACCGCTGCCAAAGCTTCCAACATTTGAATTAACTGTGGCTAAGGTGAGTTCTGCACTAGCATTGGCACTACCATCAAAATTAACAGTCCAACTAGCGTCACCACTGACGGTAATACTACGGGCAGTTGCTAGTTTAGTGGCGGTTGAAGCATTTCCATTTAAGTCGCCAAAAACTGTAGCTACCACTAAATCTTTGTTTAGGTTCCAGCGATCGTTTGTACTAGTATAAGTTAGTGTGGCATTGGCTCCGGCTATAGTTAGACCCGCACCATCCGCTTGAGCAGCATTAGTAGCATCTTTAGCTAGCGTAATGTTAGCATCACCAACTGCAACAGTTGTTGAATTTACAGTAGTTGTTGTACCTTGAACCGTTAAGTTACCTGTTATGGTTGCATTACCTGCTACACTAATATTAGCAGCAGTAATGTCATCCGAATTTAGCGCACCATTAACTGTTACATTATTAAAAGTTACGTTATCTGTTGTACCAACTGCCTGCCCAATTGCAAAACTAACTTGGTTATTTGTTACCGTTGTAGCAACACCAGTTCCGCCTGCAAAAGTAAGTGTATCCGTACCAAGTGCAATACTATCAGTACCCGTTCCACCAGCAATATTCAGCGAAGTTGAAATAGACTCTGTTGTTACTGCAGTAATCAGGCCTTTTGCATTAACTGTAATAACAGGAATTTGAGTTGTTGAACCAAAACTTCCAGTATTTGAATTAACTGTGGCTAGGGTAAATGCTGCACTTAAATTGGAAGTACCGTCTACGCTGTCAAACGTAGCGGTTCCATCGCCAGTTAGTGCAATACTACGAGCATTAAGCCACTTTGTAGCGGTAGAAGCATTTCCTGTTAAGGCTGCTGTGATTATATTAGCTGCAAAGTTGCCGCTAGCATCACGCCTTACTAATGTACTTACAGTATTTAATGCGGTAGAATTTGTGATTTGGTCTGTAAAATATTTACCACCAATAACTACGTGATTAACCGCGTTTCCATTAGTTTCTGTTCCCATACCAATGTATAGTCTGTCACCACCATTGGAACCATTATCACCTAAACCAGAGTAAGCTAATTCACCTGCACCTAATACTGCTGGGTTACCTGATACTTCTGATCTTTTTATCTTAATAAGAGATGCCATTATCTCGTTCCTTTAAAATTGACCAGCTTCTAGTATCTGGTTGTCTAGTTTTTTTGTGGCTTTCCAAGTAGATGTGTTTGATACGTATACTAACGTAGCCCCGTCGGTTAGCTCTGATTTATCTACGTCTAACATATCCGCTAAGGTAGCTGCTCCTGGTGGTCCCATTATGCCAGTAACTACAACACTTGAGGTATCGCTACTAACCACGACCACTTCCTGCTCTGATACTACGACTTTTTCCAATTGGTTATCTGGATCAGCTAGTACCCCCAGTTCGGTTGTAACTAGTATTTTTTCCATTATCGTGTAACCTCACGCTCAAGGCTAACGCTACCTTTTGCAAAAGTAGAAGTTTCACCGTTTGTGTTTTCAAACTCTAGCGTATATACTGCGTTAGAAAAGGTAAACCCTGCGGTAGTAGTATCTGATATAGTTAATGTAATAGTTCTGAATTGGTTGTCAAAAACAACACCGCCATTTTGGGTAGTTAATTCGTGTATTACTGTTGGCGAGCCTAGTTTTTCACGTATTTGCATACGAGCAACCAAACCTGTTAATGGAGCTGGTTGGTTGTATTCCAATACTCCGCCAGTTGTATAAGCGCTGAACCCAAGTGAGTTTATTTGATTAAAGGTAACTGTATCCGTCGTAGTTTGTGTTACAATTTGGTAATCTAGTGTGTTGACTTCTTTCATTCCGCCTGCACCAGTTACACGGGCACGCCAACCCAATGGAATTTGGTGATTGGCCGCAGTTACTACCAGTGGTGCACTTCGTGAAATATTTGTAATTGGAACATATACTTTTGTAGCCGATTCCCAACGCAATACCTGTTTGAAAGTGCTGCCCTGATATATTTTTAAATTTAATTTAATTGGTGCTGCCATTGGGCTCTCCTTTATGTAGCACTGCTTGAAGTCTTGTAACTTCTCGTGTAAGAGATACAACTTCAGCTTGCAGCCTCTGATTTTCAATAGTTAGTTTTTGTAATTGGCCATTTAATAAAATTACTTCATTATGTAGCCTACCTAGCTCCGTACTCAGCGCAGTATTCTGCTCGGCCATACGATCTAGTTCTGTGTGCATTAAAGTGATAATAGAAGTCTCTGCATTTGTAGACTTCCAATCTCTAAGGAGCTTTTGTACTCCAATTAAAACTGCAATAACTGCTAGCGCTACCGCACCTAGTACTTGAAGCACACTTTCGGGGGTTGTTTCTAACATATAACGTGTCCTCTTATTACTAGCAAGATACTAGTGTGATATCTAATGGTTTCAGGGATTTGTGGGATTTCTACGGCTTAGGGTGTTAACCGAAAAAACACGAATACCTATAAATAATTTGTACTATTATATCATAATAGCATAACACTGTCAATGCAAAAAAATACCCAGGGTGTTTAATCCTGGGTATTTTTAATTTAGGGTTTAATTGGCCATTCTACTTGCCAAGGAAACCCGTTTTGTAGCGTAATATCTCGAAGCTGTTGTCTGTACTCTACAAGTTCGACTGGGGCTGGGATTCCTTGCTCGTAAGCTCTTAGTACACTTAAATCAGACTTTTGTAATAGTATGTCTCGTTTTTCTCTTGTATAAGAAGCTTGAGAATTATTCAACTCTTGTACCTCTACCTCAGTCATGTCTACTATATCCCAGCTTTGTACCCAAAAACCGTCTTGTTTAATAGGAATACCTGGTACAACTTTTTTACCCGATTCTGCGACTGGTGGTGGGATGACCCCCACAATTACATAACCTTCTGGTAAATTATCATTTGATAAATTAGTTGAAAAACTAATATTGGGGAATTTGGTGGCTATATTATCAATAGGCCATTCTAGTACTGTGTTTCCACTTACTTTTGCAAACATTATTTTATTCCTTATATTGATGTAGCGACTTTGCCGGATGTACCAGCTATACATAGTTTACTGCCATTCCAAGATATAGCCAAAGCAGAATCGCTAGTACCCCAAGTAGTTGATCTTAAGCTAGTTAAATAATTCCAGGATATACCATCAGGGCTTGTTGCTACTTTACCGTAGGCTCCAACAGCACAAAAGGCATTTCCAGTCCAAACTATTGCTAGAATATCATCAGAAGTCCCCCATCCACTAGACCTTACTGCAGTTCTATAAGTCCAGGTAACTCCGTCTGGGCTTGTTGCTACTTTACCATCGGCACCTACAACACAAAATTGTGTGCCTGACCAAGCTATACCAGATACAAAACCGGTACCCCATTCACTAGACCTTAATCCAGCTCTGTAAGTCCATGTAACTCCGTCTGGGCTTGTTGCTACTCTACCAGAA